GAACGAGTCAGGATTTTGACCAAAGCGGAATTCTGGATACTGAACCACACCATTTACTTTCAACTTAGCAAGTGATTGACCACCTACTGGAGAGATAGCCACACCAGTAACTTCTCCTCCCTTAGCTACGATTTGTTGGACAGCAGCATCAATATTATCATCAAATTTATCTTCTGCATAAGTTACGATATTTCCAGTGATCAAACCATCAAATGAGTTAGTGTCACGGAAGGTTGCATCTGTAAGCCCTTTTGGCTCCAAACCGTGGATAGCAGCGATATCAAAAGCATCTGCGATTTTCTTAGCGAATCCGTCAGCAAATTGTGAAAGGTATTCTAGTTGTTTTTCTTCAGAAGCATACTTAAATTCATCTGTGATCCGTGCTTGGTATACAAATTTAAGCGGTTTGATTACCTTTGGTTCAATGATTGCTTTACCCGCACCTTTTTGTTGTCCTTCACCAACAATTTGAGCATTCCCTTCAAGATTAAAGATAAATTGCTCAACTCCATTAAATGGAATTGGTGTTTGAGATGAGAGCTTGGCAAGAACAGAACGTCCTTGCACTTTTGAAATGAGTTCTTTAACCAATTCTGGTTTAAAAAGTGTTCCTTGTTTTAATGAATTGTCTGTCATATTACATTATTCTCCTGTATTATTTAATTCTCGAAGCATTGACTTCATTTGCGATGTTTTATTGTCTCCAATTTGTGGTTCTACAACACGCATTGGTGCAACAGGTTCGACAGGTTTGATAAAAGACGCTAAGCGTTCTGCATCTGCTTTTAGACTTTCTTCATCGGTACCTTGCAAGCGATCAGCTAAGTCGAATGGCAAACCATTCTGTAATGCAATTCGAGTACGTAAGTTTTCCGTTTCATAACCGGAAATTTTAGCCTCAAGATCGGCAATTTGCTTGTTAGAACTTTCTGTCTCTTGCTTAGAAGTTTCTAATGCAGATTTTAGACTGCTATTTTCATCCTGTACTTGAACAACAAGAGCTTTTATATCATCGTAATCCGAGTATTTTTCTTTAACTCGTTCTAAACGATTCTTGATGATTGCATCAAGTTCCTCTTGCGTTTCAATAACCTTAAATTCTGACATTCTCATGTCTCCTTTCTCCTGCTTTCCCGGCAGTTCGGTAATTTTATCATCAAAAAAAGCAGTTCTGGGACTGCTACTTTTTAATAACTGATTTTTTGCTTTTTCTTAGGCTTAGTGGTTACACAAGCCCAATGCGCAAGCAAAGCGCTGTCCATCAAAGAAATATCCATATCGTCAAAATGAGAGCGATAACCAAAACCACCATTTGAACCAATATTGCGCTTATCGCAGTTAGTAGCCACTTTTGATAGAGATGGTTGTCCAGCATGGCAGATATTTTTTTGATAAATACCTTGCTCCCAAAGAGCATTTGCCACTATGATCTCTTTAACGGTTGGTAAGATGACATTCTTAATTTTGTAGTCCTTCAATTCTTCATCTAGAATCTTTTGACCACTTGCACCGTCAATAACGATTTGGGCCACATCTGCACTACGCAGAAAAGCCACTAGCCAGTCATTCCCATTGCGCACTGATTGACAATCTATAACTTCGACAAAAAAACGTCCATCTTTCGTCCGTACTGCAACGCTCATGGCAACGTTTGTACCATCTTGTCCATACTTAATCCCAACAAATAATTGTCCGACAAGATCAGGAATATCCGATACTTTTAATTCGTTCCATTCTGTTTCAGATATAGCAGACTTCTGATTGTAAGTAGGCCAGAAACCTAGACGTTGAACATTATGATCTAGTTTATCTTCACCTAGCTCAGCTTCTACTTTTCGTTCATTCAAGTGATAACCCATTGAAGGATTTGAATGATACCAGGCATCTACATCGTCAATCTCTTTTTCTTCAGACACAGACCATTCAGCCCAACCAGAGTATTTCCCTTTACCGAATAAGCACGTTTCTCGATACTTAGTAAAGACTGTACCACTGGAAACTGGAGTAGGAGGAGTCCCACACATGATAGTCATTGGATTAGCACTATCGGTTACAGTGTATTTCAAAGCAGATTCCTGCTCTGTTGTGTATTCCTGTGCCTCATCAATGATCAGCATATCGAATCCTTCACCAAGACCCCCATTTGATGTCCTGGTACGGAATTGGACCACACCACCAGTTTTATACAATTCAATCCGTTCCTGTCCTTTGGCACGGATAGAGTTGAAATCTTCACCATCCACATATCCCATTTTCTCCAGGTAACGTTTAACCTTTTCAAATGAGGCATGGGAAGTGGAAATACGATGAGCTGTGTGAAGGATGTTTAGTCCTTTATGCAGCCCCCAAATCTCCAAAATGTAAAGAAGCTCTGACTTCCCGTTTCGTCGAGGAATAGAGTATCCAAATTTCTGATGCACCCATAAGCCATTTTTTTCAACAGCCATCATAGGTAGTAGAAGGTTTTTTTGCCAAGAATAGCAAGAAAGACCAGTTTTTTCGTAAAGATCAATCGCTTCATTTGCTAATGAATTTTTCTTGACGTATTTTAAAATCACCGATTGAGTAGGATTCTGATTGCCAAGTTTCTTCCTAGCCATACTATAACCTTTCAATCGTAATCGCATGATAACCCTATCGCTGGGAGATCTCAGATCACCTCCTAATTAAAACCACAATAAAAGCACCCTTTCGAATGCTTCAGTATTCTTATTTTCGGTCTGAAAAGAACTCAGCCCAATATGGATTTTCTTTATCAAAGATTTCAACCTCTTCTGAAGTCATGTTTTGAGGGTAATCTTCAAAAAGGTTATAGAACTTTTCCTTATCAAACGTAAATAACATCAACCCTCTAGCAAACCATGACGTATCAACCCACCAAATTTTGTCATCATGATTTTCTTTATAGCAATATTCAGACCAGTTTATTTCTTCATGATCATCTTTCATGGCCTTCAATTCCTTTCATTTGTTTAGAACCGGCTGTGTTAATGAAACTCAATATATTATGGAACTCAGGATTATCTTTCAATGAATCCGAATCAATAATACAACTATCCACCTCATATTTACCGTGTCTGGTACTATGCGTTTTTTTACACTTGAATCTTTCTTTCAAAACAATGTTATCTAATGGTTTAAACCCGTTTGATATTCTGGATTGTAATTCCAAATATTCGAAACGGCCTTCATTTTTTCTTATGATAGCCGCATGTCTACCTGCCGCTAAATAATATTCATTCCCAGATTCTACCTTTTCCAACAATTCTCTGACAGCAGTAAAGTCATTTGTATGTTTAACAACATGCATTTTAACACCAGGAAGATTTCCTATCATTTGGATTCTACTGTTTCTAGCAAAAAAGTCACAGCTTTCCCCTCCTCGAAAATCTAAAACGGTATAACCACCTTTATTACCTATGTAAGCAAAAGCTGCGGATGAACATGATCCTTTTGTTTTATCTCCACCACCAACAGCAGCAATGATTTGCTCCTCAGTTAGTTTTTTAGGACTTTTTTTGATAGGATTCGAGGTAATTCCTTCTTGAAGCGCAAGTTTTCTCACTTCGCTCATTTGAGATTTCCCATTGATATCTTTCCTTGCTTCTATCTTATCACTTTCATCTGTTTTTCTCCAAATTTTACTCCAAATGTCTTTAACTTTCCCGCTTTTTGGATCATAGTCAACAGTACAACGACAATGTTGATGTCTTCTATAAACATTCTTTGGAACTTTTGGATATTTATAGCTACCTTGAACCTCTTGACACCAATCACAGCAATGGAGATAAGATTTTCTAATAATTTCGGGTTGTAATCCAGATTTATGATGAAACTCAGCATTTTTTTGAATACTATCATCAATAATTGATTGCGTGAAATTGACAATAGGCTCACCGAGCAGCCACCTTACATCTTCAAAATTATCTTCAGACGAAAAGCGATTTACGATACCATCTATTCGATCTTGATTTAGTAAAGGAATTTGAACTTTAAGCCCTATTTTTGCCTCTCTGTTCAAATTTTCCTGAACATCTCTAGTATAAGCGCTTATTATCTCATAATTACGACCCAGCACGTCCATCAACAAACGTTGAGCAATATTGTAATACATTTTACCATCTGGTAATTTATCGGCGCTTAGAGAAGCTTCCAGAGCCTTAGAGAGAATTTCTCCAACTTCGATAGCGAACTCATTCGCTGTCTTATAAGTTGCTTTTTTGGCCTGTAGTTCTGCAAAAGCTCGACTGACAACTTCGCTCTTCCCATATTCACTTTCAAAAAGATGCTGTACTTCCTTTAGAATACCAGGTAATACATCATGTTCCATCTGGTTCTCCTTCATTTGTCACAGGAACAGCAGACATATCACCAGCAATACCTGTAAGATCTCGAACCGTTTCAGCATTGATATAGCCAGGCAAGGCTTGATTCAATTTAAGAGCACCATCACCAATCATGGTCATCATATTAGCATCCGCTTCAAATAATGGTTCCCATTTCACAGTTGTTTTCACGAATTGGCTTCTTGCGTAATGAAATTCATCACGCAAACAAGCAGCTACATAAGCCACATTTAGGAAACCAGCACCTAATGACCTTTGGGCCTTTCGCCCTGCTAAGCGCAAGTTCTCGTGACTAGCTTTAATTGCTTCTACAGATGATGGGTTATCTGAAACGAACCCCAAATCATCCAAAGTCAAGCCCATTTCTCCAGCAAATCCAGCTGCTGCCGTCCTCAATTGCTCTGTGAATGGTGTCATGCTAGCAGTCGTAAACTGTCCGATACTTGGTTTTTCTCCAGTATCACTTGCTGAGATAGTTAGTAGGCTAGAAACTGTTGCTTTCCACTTTTCCAAAGGTTCCGCATCAGGATCTAAACCAATGATATATTTTTGTGGCCATGAGTAAAATTCAGCAGTAATATCAGCACGCTCTAAAGTTCGTTTAGCGTATTTTTGATAATACATCCCAGCCCTAGTAATCCGTGAACGTCCAAATGGACGAACTGCATCTGGCCTATGAATAACAGGGACCAATAAAGGAATATTAGCAGGGTTATTTACTGAATAAGACTCTTCACCTTTTGGAATGAAGTGAGTGGCATTCGACTCAAAATATGCTTCCAAAGTTGGTTGACCGTAATCATCACGAGCTAATACTGCATACCCTTCATTTAACAGTCCAGTGATCGGATCAATAACTCCTGTTGCATTGCTTGATTCAATCACCTGCAATCGTACTTCTTCATTATCCCCTTTCGAAAGGTAGATAAAACTACACGATCCAATCAAAGCGGATAAGATTGCACTATCAAAAAAGATATCCGGGTTGTTTTGTTCAAAAATCTCAGTAACTTCAAAATCATCATTTTCGAACTTTCTAAATACTAGACGATCTGCAAGGCTATCAACCCCCTTAGCAGTCCACCCCAACGTTGATTTGTATTGAGCACGGACATTTATAGGGATAGTAATCCCTATGGGGTTGTCATTATTTTTCATTGCATAATGCTTATACCGCAAATTAACTCTAGGCCTGCAAAATTCTAATTTTCTTCTGAGATATTCAATTCCTCTTAGTTCCAATTTCTTATCCTTTCGTTTTGGCGTGAGAAAATATGTACAGTGACGGCGTGAAGCTCGGCCAGAACCGAGGGGAGGGGGTAACCCCCCTATCAGTTCTGGGTCAACTGTGGTATTTCAGCCAATTGGTTGATTGTGGCAAATTGCGATTTCCAACAATTGCATTTTTTTCAAAATTTTGTTCAGCATATAACTTATCAGACTTTTGTCTATTGCATTGCCAATGCGCAAGCTGTAAGTTCTTGATGTCTGATGGATGTCCATTCCTATTCACTGGAATGATGTGGTCTATCACTGGGGATAGTGGGTGAGGGTACCTGAGTGATTTATCTACAGGCTGGCCACAGATCCCACAGGTATTCTGAGTCTTGAGTAGTATCTTCTTATTCTTTTCAAATGCTACTCGATGCGGACCGTTGCGGTCTGCCCGTAGTTCTTTCATTGTTCACCTTGATTATTATTTCTGTTCCAAATCATTCTACACACCTTACCCTTGTTCCCTTATTCGGTATCAATACCCTGGTATTGAATAGTGGGGGGTATTATTTTGTTAGATAGGGGGGAGTAAATTAATGAGGGAGGGTGTAATAATTAGGCCTGGTATTTTTAAGTTGATGGGTGTTATTTTATTAGAGGGGGAGGGTCTTTGAATTTAACATATCTTATATTCTGTTAATTTGAACCATAAGACTTTCCACCTTACTCTCTCATAGATAAGTGGGCCATTATCAATAAATGAATTTACTTTATTTCATTTTGTTAAATACGTGACCTTAATAAGCAAAACTCAGCATGCTATTGTCTAGCTCATCTTGCTTGAACCCTATATAGCCTAGTGTGATATCTGGTGAAGAATGGTTAAACAACTCCATCAATATTCCAACATTTTGATTCTTTCTGTAGTGATGGTATCCAAACGTTTTCCTCATAGAGTGTGTTCCGATGTTTGTTAAACCAATATGCTCTCCTGCATCCCTCAAGATCTGATATGCTGCCACCCTACCAATGTGTGTTATTCTAAGACCTTCATTGTTAACCTTCTTTCTCGAAGGGAACAAGTAATCATAATCCTTTAATTCATTTTCTTTTATATAATGATCCAATGCTTTTCTTAAAGCTGGGTTAATAGCGAACCTTTTTGTTTTACCTGTCTTTCGTTCGGTAACTTCAATGTGAGTTCCTTTAACACTTCTTACTTTCAAGGGCAGGATATCACTAACTCGCATTCCTGAATACAACCCTGTAACCATCATTACATAGTCTCGTTCATTCTTACTCTTTAAGTAATCCTTCATGCGCTCAATATCATCTGTATCCCGAATCGGTTCTACTTTACGCATTTACCTACTCCTTTCAAATAAAAATAGTCAGTCCATTAGAACTGACTTAAAATATTAGCTGTATGGGATTCGAACCCATGCCACCCCGAATCTCTCTGGTGAACAGCTAACCAAAAATACAATTAGGAGATCTACAAAAAACTACCAGGCCACCGCCTTCATTTTCTGATAATACTATTTTAAGCCATAATTTGTGTTATGTTTACCGTATTTTTACCGCAAAAATACCGTTTTTTTATTACATACTAGCACAGCATCTCGATACTGTTCTGCAAATGCTAACAAAGCATTATTGTACAGTTCCTGAAATTTAGTCCTCTCTATACCTAGATAGTTGTAAATTTCGTAGTTTAGATCTTTTTGATTTTTTAAAAACTTGGAAAATAGTATGTACCGATAAGTAGGATTGAATAGCCTGCTTACCGCTTGTTCAATTTCTTCTAACTCAATCATTGCATCCACACGTCGAACAGCTAAATTTTCAACAGCTTTATTAGGTCCTGCTCCTCCTCTTGGTTGAAATGTGAATTCCTGCGTTACTTTTTGAATTGGGTCATCACATGCTATTTCTCTCCAGCGTGGATATTCTGAGAGCTTTTTCTTAGCCCTTCTTATTGTTTCTTTTTCATCGATATCATCAAAAAGCTGCATTCTTCACCTCCGTTTCCTGAATTGCTATATCTGTTAGTTTATCTTGCTTTCCACTTCCGATTTTGTTTCTTAATCTTAAAATCTTTAACGATCTTCTTCCACTCACTATCACATGAAGAACGTATGAAGTGACTTATTCTTTCTTTAAGTTTTTTATTTTCTACCTCTAGAGCTTCAATTTCTTTATAGCAGCGTCGAACTTCTTCACGATAGAACTCATCAAATATAATCATATATACCTCCTGGTCTGATCATCATATTTAAATATAATGCCTGATATTTAGACTTTTTCCTTTAAAAATTCATTGTAAACCTTGCTAAAAATATCTATTACTAGTTTTTGTGGAATATTTGATCGTTCATTGTAAGATTTAGAAAATTTCCCCCACTCAATTTCTTGCTTAATTATGTCATTTTTAAGCTCTAAATCAAGATTACTAGCGAATTTTGTAGGTTTCTGTAAAGGGTAATCATAATTGTTGTATCTTGTTAGGTTGAGGTGCGGTAGTTTAAATCCTATAACACACTCAATATATTTCCACAAACGCCCACTTGCAGGGTTCTCTATTATGAAATAACTTGGTTCATAACGCTTAATAATCTCAATAGTGTTGAAAGCACAAAGTTCCCCATTTACCCTTTTCATAAACTGACGGTCATACTGATAGTTTATATAAGCTTTCTCATAGTCAGAAGCATTTCTGATAGTAAACATGCTACCCTTCCTTTGTGGAACAAATAGGCTATCTGATAGATCTTCTTGTTTCCAACACGCATTCCCCTCACACATAGCACTAGCATTACTCCAACTTTCACATGGCGGGCTAGCTATTATTAAATCAGGTTTTGGCAACTGATCTAACACATTGAAAAGTGTGTTATCTCCAAATATTCGGCCATAGTCTGCAAGGTTCAAATTTATAAAATGATTGTTCTTGTTTTCTATGTCTATTCCGATTGGATAGATGTCAATGTTAGCCCCCCCCGAACTATTCAGGGCTTTCACACCTTTTGTATAGCTCCCATTGCCACTGTCAAACAATGCCCAAACGATCATTTTTTTATCTGACATAGATACCTCCTAAAATGGAAGATCATCGTCGCTGATATCCATTGGATTTGAAGCATAAGAAGGTGGCATTTGTTCCATCATTGAATTTTGATTACCAGAATTATCACGTTTTTCCAAAATTTGAAAATTCTCTGCTACAACCTCTGTGACATAAATACGTCTACCATCGGTCCCTTCATAGTTTCTTGTTTGGATACGTCCAACAATTGCTACAAGGTACCCTTTCTTGGTCCAACTTGCAAAGCGTTCAGCTTGTTCACGCCACATCACGCAATTTACAAAATCCGCATCGTATTCCCCGTTGGCATTTTTAAAATTCCGGTTACAAGCTATTGTAAATTGTGCAGTTGCAATATCTGAAGGAGTACGTTTCAACTCTACATCCTTTGTTAATCTTCCGATCAAAGTTACATTGTTAATCATTATTCTTATCCTCCTACTCCGTTCTGTTCGGCAATTTCTTTTAACTTCTGAGCACGTTCATGCTCACGCATTTGATATTCACGATTTAATTTATTTAGAATAGTATCCTGCATTGTATTTTTTTCAGCCATGCGCTGGATACTTAATTCGTGCTCTTCTACTTCCCATTGCAAATCCCTATTTTCTTGCTCAAGTTTTCTTATTCGTGTGTTTAGATTTATGCTTGATAGAAAGAGTATTAAAAATAGAGCTGCAATATTAACAATCAGTAATTGATTTTTGTTCATACTCTTCAATCTCCTTGTCTAAATCTCTGACTTTACGTTTCATCCATTCTTTGTTCGCTGTGGCATTTTGTTTTCCTATTTGATTACATAAAGATATGAACAATTTCTCATCTTCTAGTCTTTTTTGATAGGCATTTCTTGTTTTAACTAATGTCTCTAATTTCATCTTTTTTATCATCCTCTATATTTGATAGAACAGCCACCAAAATGGCCCAAATAATAGCTAATATGTGAGCAAGTCCGATTACAAACCATAAAAATAGTTCCATCCCATTACTCTACTTCCTTCATTTCTGTATATAAGACTTCCATGTTAAAATCACTATCAATGAACTTGTGTGTTAATGATTTATTAATCCCGTTTCCTAGGCAATGATAAACTATATCTACATTGACATCTGCACCTAAATATTTTTCCAAACGATTGCGATTATATACGTAAAAGTTGATATTCCTTTTTTGTTGCTGATACGGTCTAGCCTTCGCTATATCTCTAGTACACCACATCAACACCTTTGAGATGATATCTTTCTTGGTAAAACAGTCTTTTAAAGAAAAGTAAGTGTTAGTTTTTGGGATAAGAATTAGTTCCAGTTTTCTATTTATAAACGAATCAGGAAAGAAACTCATAAGTTTTTCCAGTTCTTCATATACCTCATTGTTCATTCTTCCATCTCCTCAATCTCAATTCCTGGGCAATCAAACACCCAACCAAAACCAAGTTTTTCTAATTCTTTTTTGGTAAATTTAGTTCTTAGTCTGCTCTGTAAAAAACCTAGGAAATTTTCATCTGTAGCTTTTACAAGGTACTGATCTGAAGCTGTAATCTTAACTTCATACAGCTTCTCTTTTTCGACCTCGTAGCCGTCAAGCCAAGCACGGGCAAAGTTATTACTTTCTTTTCTGCACCATCTAATACATTTTCTAACATCTCCTTCAAAAGTTTCATCCGCCAAGCTCTCAAACCCATTTGCTGGATCAAGACATCCAAATAATGTGAAATTGTGTTTCTTACAGTACTCAATCCAATCCGTAACATACTGAGGGACTGTGACTTTTTTCGTATCTATTTGATTCAATTGTTCCAAGTCTCTTAAAAAGCATTGACGAGCTATTTCAGCACCATTTGCGTTCCATACGCCCTCAAGGCCTTCATATTTTTTAATTAAATCTTCTTTATTCATCATCATTCCTCACTTTTAACCACTGTTAGATTTCCTGTTTTTTTACCTTGAGCATGCAATTCTGCATAATACTTAAGCATACCTGCATCTTTGCCGATAATACGACTCAATTCTTTAAGTGGCCCTCGACAGATGTATCTGCCATCTTTATATAATTTGTAATCTGCTAACTCTTCTGGATCCCCAACAATTGAACTTTCTGTCACACCAAAATAATCACAAAGGCATTGAACTTGAAACTTTCCTAACTGCACTCTACCATTTAACCATGAAGTAACTGCATCTCTCCCATATCCTAATTCAAAGGATAATTGATGCCTAGTCATACCTCGACTTGCTAGGAGTAATTGCACTTGTTGTTTAGCATGTTCAATCTGATTCTTTGTGTACTTGCTCATCCTCTAACTCCTTTACTAAAGAACTGAGGAATGCTAAAGATTCTTTTTTACCTGCGATTTCCTCAAGAACCCATACCAAATTGCGGAAGGCTTTTTTTACATCCTCTATGCCGTTCTTCTTTTGGAATCGTAAAAGGTATTTCATTGAATTGCCCCATGCCCAACCTGCCTTTCCTGCTAAATCACCTATGAAGTTTTCTATCACATCAATTGCTTCCATCCCATTTTTTCCATGATAATGGCTGGGGTTGTTGATAGTATCATATTGTTTCACTTTGTTTTCGCCCATCATAAATCCTCCTCTTTCACCCAAACACCGTCAACTAAGCGCCCTGTTCGATCTTTGATCTCTTCGTATGCCAAGCCTAAACACTCTGTGAAATCGATATTCAAAAACTTAGATACTCGAATCAATTCAAATGCTACATTTTTTAATTGATAATTTTGGCGACTAAAGTAAGCAGCAACTGATTGATCTAGCAATAAAATAAAATGATCTTCTTCCTTGTTAGAATTCGTAGAAGGAACTGATTCTGTATGTGGAAATACTTCTTTCGTATCAATTCCTAATTGTAGAGTAAGGCCAATTAACACTACAGCAATGTCTCCGATGCTATCTTTTATAACGTCATCTTGTTTTTTTGCTAACCCACTAGCTAATTCCCCAATTTCCTCAAACAATTTTAAGAATTGTTTATCAGGATTCTGAGTCTGTAAATTACGATCATAAAACCATTTTTGATTTTTTTTGATTAACTCAACTAATCTTTTATTTTCCATTAATACCTTCTACTTTCCATCCCATCAGGGAATTTAAAAATATGTTTACTTGCACCCTTGAAAATTCTATCTGCAAGTGCTGAATTATAGATTTTTTTGATATCGCTACTAGATAAGTTAGTATTTATAAAAGTCGTCTGTCGATTGTCCAAGATCTTGAATAGAACCCTTTGTCTCCATTCGTTTGCTTGTTTGAGCGTGTCACTCATACTACTTTCCTTGCCTAGATCATCAAGAAAAAGATAGTCTACATTGCTAAGCATTTTTACAGCATGATTTTCTGTAAAGTCTCCTTTCCCACCAAAGCTATTTTCTATTTCAGTAAATAGTCTAGTTACCGATACGAAAATAATACTTTTAGGACTACCTATGTCCTTAAATTTATTGTTCAAGGAAGAAGCTAAAGCAATTGATAGATGACTCTTACCGACTCCGGGAGGTCCGGTGATAATAACATTTCCAGTTTCTCCCTTCACATAGTCTCTCAGCATCCTTTTTGAAAAATTTAAACCTTTCTCTGCACTCTGATTATCAGTGCTAAAGTTCTCTAAATTTTTTCCGATCAATTCATCAGGAAATAAACTAAAACGACTGAATACTTCAAATGTTTGGGCTAATCTTGAATTAATCGCTGACTCATTGTTTAGCTTATTCTCTATCCGTTTAATTTCTTCCTTCTCACATTCAGGGCATACCTGCAAATATTTCAATTTTCCTGCTATAACTACTGGACTCTCCCATAATTGGCAAGAGTGCACTTCACAGATTTTATCTAGTAGATTTTTTCTTTCAATATCTTTTAGAACTTCCATTAGAATCCTAGCCTTTCATCAACTGCTGAAGCAAACGAGCGGATATTTTTTGGTATGCTACGATTAAGATAACTATCAAACTTATTCCCAAAAAGCGTTTGAGGCTGTAGATATCGTTCATAATCTGTTCCCATCCATGTAGCTGCCATAACATTAACCACATGTTTAAAGTCTTTTAGTTCATAACCTTCCTTCAAGCGTGCCTTAATGTATTTATGATGGCTAGCTGTATTTTTGTTGAAGTTCTTCTTTGTAACCTGATTGAGATAAGTAATAACTTCCTGACAAATCGACATTATATTATTATCAGTCTTGATATTATCAGTCTTGATTCCCTCAATATTTTTAAGTTCTTGAACTAAAGTTTCTTCAGTTCCAAACTTAAAGTTTTTAAGGTCAGCAAATGAACTCACAGCCGATCCATTAACCGCATTGATGTAAATTCTATTAGGCATATTTACGCCTTGTCGAACTTCTTTTAGTAGCTGGGCCTCTTTAAGTTCTTTCTTTGTTTTTATGATTGTAGGTTCGCTACAATTCAAATCAATCATTAACTGCTCGTTAGTATAGTATTGAAAAACATTTCCGTTTTTATCATGCCATTTATTTGTTAGAGATAACTCCAACCTATCAAACAACAACATATACATTAACTTTGCATTGTTACTTAATCTCTTGTATTTTTCGTCATAAATAAGCGGTTTGGGAACTTTAAAAAATGCTAAGTAACCAGCTACTTCTGATTTTTTAATCATTTATTGTACCTCCATATTTGTAAATTTTGTAAATTCTTTGTGGAAGAATAATTTGACGGTACCTAACCCCCCATGACGGTTCTTTTCAAAGATCACTTCTGTCACATTATCATCTTCCTCTTGTCCCTCACGACGGTAGTAAGAATCTCGGTAAAGAAATGCTACAATATCAGCATCTTGTTCAATTGATCCTGATTCACGAAGATCTGACAGAACTGGCCTTTTGTCATTACGTTGTTCTACTCCACGAGAAAGTTGACTAAGTGCAATTACTGGCACTTTTAATTCCTTAGCTAAAATCTTTAATTGTCTGGAGATCTCAGATACTTCTTGCTGTCTATTTTCTTTTCCTCTGCCAGTGATCAACTGTAAATAATCAATAACAATCAAACCTAACTCTCCTGTTGTTTGAGCTAATTTCTTTGATCGTGCTCGGATATCAGAAATTCTGATGCCAGCGGTATCATCAATATAGAGTTGAGCCTTTGATAACTGTTCCTGTGCTAAGAGCATCCGTCTCCACTCACTGTCAGATAACTTTCCTGTCCTAATGTGATAGGATGGAATCACTCCTTCAGCGGATAACATGCGTTCTACCAGGCTCTCTGCTCCCATTTCAAGTGAGAAAATAGCTACTGGTTTACCTGCTCGTATTGCTACATTCTGTGCAATATTTAGAGCAAACGCTGTTTTACCCATAGCAGGTCTGGCAGCCAAAATAATTAAGTTGTCTTCGTGTAGTCCTGTTGTTATTTTGTCAAAATCGGTAAAACCTGTAGCAAGGCCAGTAACATCTCCAACGTGCTTAGATCGTTCATCAATTCTAATATTAGTGGAATCCAATACATCCATGATGTTTCTAAAACCTGAGTATTGATTGGCACTTACTGATGTCAGTGTATTTTCAAGTCTTACTATGACATCATCCAAATCTTGGTGATCCTCATATACTGTTTCAAGAGCTTTACCTAGATCATTGATGACCTCTCTTGCTTTAGCTTTTTCGGCCACAATCTTTGCATAATGTTCAATGTGAGCACTAGTGGGAACTGAATTGATCAAACTAGCAAGAAAAGCCATTCCACCAATACGTTCAAACTCTCCAATAGAGTCAAGTGCTGATTTTACAGATACAGGGTCAATTGGTTCCCCCTTATCTGCCAAATCTTCCATAATATTGAAGATAATACCGTGAGATAACTTATAAAAACTTTCCTGTGTAAGAAATTCTGATGCGATAAAGATTTTTTCTGGGTCAACGAAAATTGATCCAAGTACCGCCTGTTCAGCTAGTAAGTCGTGAGGCAGGATATTTGTTTTTTCTGCCATTTTTATTTTTCCTTAATATTGATATAATTAAATTAAAAACAATAGGGGTCTATCTATGAGAAATAAATATTCATTAATTTTTCCTTTGCTTATCACAATACTAATGTCATATTTGTATTTGAAATATTTACCTACTAGCATGGAGTCAACTCTTGAAGTTTTGAAAGGAATACATTTTGAGACTTTATTTACGTTTTTAATTTTAGCTTTTATTATTTCATATTCAGTGTTAGTTACTGTATACAATTTCCTTTTGTTTTATGATCTAGTTGAAAAAAATGATATCCAACTTTCAACATCGATCGCAATGATTTCTTTTATCCTTCTTTTCGGTTGTTACCTTGTTAAGAGCTTGTCTGAGAAAGAGTTCAACCTGATCGCTATTTTTATCAGTTTCCCTTTTCTCTATTTGATCCCTAATACCTTCCAAGGTATTTTCAAGGTTACAAAGAAGTTTAAAAATATTAAAAAGGGTAAAGGAAATAATGAAACCGAAAGAGATGAATACTAATGTGTCGTTTCCCATACAATCCTCACCTTATCTACGATATCCGAAACGCATTGCTTGCCTAGCTTCTTCGATTTTTTGTTTTTCCTTGATCAACTTTTTTAATTCTCGTTTTGACTCTTTGCATCGTTGGCTAATTGCACTTACCATAATAGCTTCAAACAATACCACGATTACCAATACACCAATAATAATTTCATTTAACATTTTCTGATCTCCATTTCTTGTTATATTTATCTAAATTACGATATTACTTTGAATGAATTTATCTAATTCATTCTTGTCAATTCGTTTCGTTCCATCAATTTTATAAAGATTTAATCCCATCTTTATCCATTTTCTAATGGTATTTGAACTGCAATCCGCATAGTGGGCTGCACTTTCTAGTGACAACCAACGTTTTTCTGCTGTCTCCTGGTCTAAGAATTCAGTGAAAGATTCTTTAAATTGAACTCGAACCACTGATCTTATTCCGTTTTCAAATTCTTCACTTAGAATATTCATTGCTAACTCCAATTTGTGATATAATGTAAATAGTTTCTTTTGTTGAGCGCCTGACTTCAGTTAGGTGCTTTTTATGCGTTGTAAGCATTCAATTTCATGATTTTCATTTTAGTGTTGGTGCTTGGTTCCCAAGTCATCCAATAGGCAAGTGCTGCTTCTGCGAATTTCTTTGGCAGTAAGTCATATCTACTAATATTGAAATGATCCTTGAAATCAATCTCAGCTTGTCTGAAGACTGATTGGGCGAATATCTTATCTGCATAAGCTGGACTGTCGATTCCACCAAGGCAAGCAACTACTCGAGCCTTGCGCTTCTTCAATAGCGACTGAGCATAGCTTGGATGAATTGGTTGTTCATTCTTGAGATAGTCAATATCTTCAATCATGCTAGCCTGTTGCTCACGCAGTTTCTTTTGTCCAGTAAAGAGGGCGATGAAGGCATCTTCGTCTAAATCTTCACGGATGAAACCGCCTTTTCTGCGGATAGCTGGAAGGACTTCTGATGTAACCCAGCGTTTAAATTCTTTTGCCTGTGGCAATTTACTTGATAGGATAAGCGAGTACAATCCTGATTCGTTGATGATCAACATATCTTGGATTCCACCACCAGTAAGGATGCCCTGTTTTAGGGCGTCCTCTTCATCAACGTGAAGAGCGATTGCATTTCTTGCTTTGCTATATCCTAAGATGTCTGCAACATCTTTCCCGACAAACCATGGTTCATCATCAATTGTCATAGTACGGACCTCTTGTCCGTGAAAATTAAATATTTCGTTCATAGTATTCCTTTCTAAATTTGGTATAATAAAATAAAACGAGGTAATGCTGATGAAATTAAATCCTGATTGTATTCGTGATATTCTCTTTGTTGTAGAAAATAATGCAACTTATTCAAATGATGTTTCTGAAGAAACAATTTTTAAAGAACTCGATTCAAAATATCCTAGAGAAGAAATTCTCTACCATGTTCGACAATGCGAACATAGTGGACTCTTCCTACAAGTGGTACACTACTTTGGCGGTTTTTCTATCCAAGATTTGTCTCCTTATGGACATCAGTTTATAAATGATATACGTCAAGATAATAACTGGAGTAAAACAAAGGAAATTGCCAAAAGTGTCGGCTCTTTTTCACTGGATGTTCTGAAAGATATTTCATCACAAGTTATTACCAACCTCATTTCAAATCAACTTGGCAGTAAATTTTAAGTAGACAGTAGCATGGTTGCTCTCAGCCGTGCTTTTTGTTTTGATTGCTTGCACACCTTTTAATTTTTGGTTATTCAAATAAATGCAGTCTTTTCTTATTTTGAGTTCGTTCATGTCCCACTCCTACTCAATCCCATAATCCTCAATAACCTGTAGAATAAAACTGTTGGCTCGTGGCCCCTTTGTTGTTCCACTTAGAATATTTGTCACTTCTTGTCGTTTAAACCCATAAGCAACCGCTAGAGTTGTTTTTTTAATGCCCTTGTCTTTCAAGAAAGCATTAACTTTCTCACGACCTTTTGCGATATCTGGCATCTACGCTCCTCCTTTTTACACTTTATGTAAATAAAAAATAACTAAATTTTTAACTATTTTTCTGCATTATGCTTGACAACTCACACCAAATCGGCTAAAATGAAGGCACAATAAAAACAATAATAAATCTATAAATACCGTTCGCCAAAACAATTTTTATAATTTATTTCTTAGTTGTTTTTTTAGTTATTTCTTACTTACAAAAAACATTTTACACCTTTTGGGGTAATTAGTCAATGATTTTTACACCAAATTTGTTAAATTTTTTTGTAATGTCTTAGGAAGGTTGATTTAACAATGTTTGAGACATTTGAAAAAATTAAAGAATTAGCAAAAAAGCGTGGAAAAGCTCTTGGGCAAGTCGAAGAAGACTTGGGTTATGGCAGAAATACACTTTATAAGATAAAAAACTCTACACCAAATGCTGAGCGTATCGCAGAAATTGCTAACTACTTCAATGTGTCCACCGACTACCTATTGGGACGCACGGATAATCCAAAAATTGCAACAGACGGTGATGCTTCTGCACCGCTTGACCTTCGAGACATTGCTGCGCAATCTATGTTGTTCGATGGTAAACCACTTACTGAAGAAGATATTGATTTTATTACAGCAGTCTTGGAGGCACACTTAAAAAATAAATAGAGGTGCATTTATATGACTGTGAAAGAGCTTTGTGCCCTTGAGGGTGTAAGCTTATGTTACTTTGATGGAAGCGAATGGCATAGCCCAGGCTTCTTTAATCCAGCATTGAAGGTTCTTGCAATTGATATTAATCTATCAGAGCAAGATCAAAAACAAGTAGCCCTACATGAATTGGGCCATAAAGAACATACTCCAGTCCAGTATGAGGTAAATAGGGAATTGTGTGAACTTCAAGCTGATCGTAGCATGATTCATCATCTATTAGAAGAAGAACTAAAAACTCTGGATGATGTATCAGAATTTAATTACATCCATTTTATGGAACGGTATAATTTAAAAACCATCGCTAACGAAACGATGGTAATAGATGAATATAAATCTTTAATTAATGAAGTGAAGGACATGGAGAAAAATAATGCAATTTAATTCTCACGGGAACCTAGAAGGTGGTATAATAGAGTCAAGTTCTTTACTAGAAATTGAAGAATTTTTAGTAACAGCATTTCCAAATTCGAGAACAAGAAAAAGAAATCTCGATTCTTTTAAATCGTTCTTGGATCAACTAGATACTTCTAAAATTAAGCGTGTCTGGTTAGATGGTAGTTTTTGTTCAAACAAGATTGATCCAAACGATATAGATTGTGTTGTGTTTGTGGATCCACTGTTCGGAGATTATATTGATCATTTAATGGATATGCATAATCTTTTTAAGACACAATATCTTGATGTTTATGCTATACCAGACAAAGAGTTGATTGATTTTAGTCTTGAAGGAGCTGAAAGGGCTTATCGAAATTCTGATTATCAAGAAAAGTATTGGCAAGGACAGTTTGGTTTTGACAGAAATAGAGAGCACAAAGCAATTATTGAATTAAGATTGGATGGTGATGAGTAA